TCTGTCTTCTTCAAGACATTGTATCCGTGCTTATCTTGTACATATGATGCATATTCCATTCCTGCAACGAGGATAATCGTATACCCAGGCAATTGGAAGTTCTGTATCAGTGAATTAATATACTCCATTCCTGTCTGAACTCCTGTGTCTGCCGTGGCTGCCTGCTGCTGGAATCCCTTATATGTTACGGGTTTTCCTCCTCGTAGGAGTACTCCCCCTATACTTGATTTCAGGTTAGCAGTTCTGTCTTTATACTCTGCAGATTGCTTGGCATGGTTTGTTAATTCTACAACGGCAGATTCTAACTCATAGATAAGAGCCTTTTCGTATCTGGTACGAGTTGCTTCAATCTCCTTGGTTAGCTGTGCCTTATTCTGTAATTTGATTCCCATGACTATACAACGAATTTCCAACGATTAGTGAAACGCAGGTACTCCTTATTCTGCAATTGATATGTACCAAGACTATTCTTGAAGTAGTCCTGCAACTCTATAGACTTACATGTCTGTACGTCAATAGCAGACAATCTTTCAACGTCAACAATAGCACTATACGAAGCCTGTTGCTGCTGACCATCTACTACGATAACATATTGTCTGGATACGACTTCAAGATTACATGGAATGGGATTGGATTTGGTTTTCGTTGATGCAATAGGATTACCACTGTCATCGTAACCTCCTCCGGTTTCCTGTATGAATACTATGTATGCCATGTTAATCATTGAAATTCTCTCCTATATACCCATAGATACCACTACCATCTCCTTCTCCTACCTTTTCATACAAGGCATTTGCTCGGTTTAGGTAGTTCTGGCGTTCTGCAGGCGTGATGCTTACTTGTTGTTCTCGTAAATCAGGTGCCGTGTACATATACATATAGATATCAGCTTCACATAGTTGGTATGCCGGACTAATACCTATAGATTGTGTGAATAAGGCAGCTCCGTCCAATCCACGGAGAACACATATCTTTTGGATAGTGTTTTCCGCTATTGGATAAGGAACTATAGATTGTATTGATTCAGCTACTGTCATATCACCTTATGCGTTGAGGATTACCATGCTACTGCATCGATTTTCAAGTAGAAGTTACTATCATACGTATCTATTACAGGGAATCCTTTTCCTTTTGCATAGATCTTATTGTATGAAGGATCCGTTTTCATGTAGTTCCCTACGGTAAAGAACGACTCATATACTTCTTTTGCCGGGTCAAGTATATACAAAGGATTCCAAACGAAACGACCTACCTGCGTAGCAGCCGTGAACACGGCTACACCATTCGCGAATGGATTAGCGGTAACCTTTGTACCATCTCCAGATACACGAGTGATAGACTCTTTAATCACCTCGAATTGGATATCCTGTCCGAAGTAATCCGCCATCATTGTATTAATAGCCTCTACCGTAGGAGGAGCCTGCGTAGTGAATAAGTTCTGTACCATGGTTGCACAATACTTCTGGATCTGCGTATTCTTTCTTACGTAATTGAACCACGTACTATTAATCTTGATTTTTGTCAACATCTTACCTTTCGACGTGAATAAATCTATTGCAGACTGTATGTCATCAAGTATTAATGCCCCAGAATTACTCCATTCTGTAGACACTACATCCTTCTGATATGCTGCCACAGGATATTGCATTGCCGTGATGCCTTGCATGTACGGGCTATTAGAAGCAACGAATCCAATGTTACATGCAGAACTTAATAAAGCATAGGTTAGATACATACGTTCTGCCTGCATCGCCGTTCTTACATACCGTAAGTCTGCCCCATAATAGTCTATCAATGCCTGTGCATTTGCGGCGTTTGGTGTTTTCGCTAACTTCATCTTCAACTTCTCGAATTTCTCGAGGTCTCGAGAATCCATTTCACGACCTGCACCAAACTCTGCCATACCTCCCATCACGGTCTGATACCCTTCACGACCTGCTACCGGAATAGATGCGTGTTGTGAGAGTGGGTTTGCTGCCTCATTCAATAAGTAGCTTACATTAGAAACGGTTTCCCATTTATCAGAATCTGACTCCTCAAGGGGGCAGATTGTATCTACAGTACCCAACGCTAATGGATTGTCTTGGTACCATGCTCGTATGTCATCTGCCGTTAACATAGCGGCAGGGCTGACAGGTTGACTTTGTCCTTTCATGATTTCTATTTTTTCAAAGGATTAATACTTGACTACATTGATGGTCTTTAATTTTTGTAGGTACACAGGTGCTATCGCTCCTTCTACCACGTCAGCATGTGTAAAGGCTTCTGCCATTTGGATAACCATTGTATCCGTAGGTACAATGATTGCAGATGCTAATATCACGTCAGGCGTATTTTTCAATACCGCCCCATCGGTTGATACAGGCACGTATACAAAGATTTGCTCGCCGAAAACAGACACACTTCCTCCAATTGCCTGGAAGGCTGTGTTGTTGTTGATTGCTGCTCCCATTTTCGCTGCCACAATTGCCGCGGTATCGCTGTTTGCTACCGCTACGGAGATCACGATATCAGCAGCTAAATCAGTAGAGATTGTTACCTTGGCATTTCCGGCACCTGCTGCTCCAATCGTACCTACTATGGTTGCTACCGTACCTTGTTTTCCTGCAGGTGCTTTGGCAGACGTAGAAGTCGCATCATCTGTCAAACCTGTACATGTATCATTTGCGTAGGCAATATTCAAGGTGGCATCTGCTACCACGGTACCTGTTGCAACTGCATTCGCTTCATAGATGTATCCGTCGGATAAGGCATCTATCGCTGCACCTACTGTGATGGTGTCTACACCGCCTGCGTTTACAATACCCGTAATCGCTGCGGCTTTACCGCCTATTTTAGTACATATAACGTCACCTACTTTGAAATGGTGAGTTCTTTCTATAACAGGGAATTGTGTAGTGGTTGAACCTGTCTCCACTTTCGCCTGTTTACATACGGTTCGTTTTCCGCTTGACGGAGCACTCAATGGAGTCGCCTCTGCAAGAGCTCTTCCACCTACAAGGGTAGAAAGCACTAAAGAAACACCTCCAGGCACGTCCGCTATACGGTTGATGACATTTTTCTTAGAAAGAATGTCAGTCTGGGTTGTGATTTGTTTCATTTTCTATTCTTTTTTAGAGTTCTTTACTAATTCTCTTGCCACCCGTAGAGCCTCCGTTTGACCATCCTTTGCAGGAGGTGGTGTAGCTTGTCCGGGTGTGCTGAAATTTAAACCTTTTTCTTTCGCCTGCTGAGCCACTTCCTGTCCTTTTGCAGTTACCTTTTCAACGTATGCCGTGAACTGTTCCTCACTTTCAAAATTCAGAGATGTGAATGTATCGAGAACTGTATCCACGTAGAAACCTGGTGTGTCTTTGAGTTTTTCTTTCAACTGCTGAACCCGTTGGGTTTGTAGTTTCTCGGTTTTCAAAGCATTTACCGTATCTGATAGCTCTTTCAACTGATTAGCAACTTCCTCCGGTATTGCGGTTTGTTGTTGCTGTTGCTGTTGCGTATCTTCCGGTTTCTTACCTTTCTTCAATGCTTCTTTCACTGCTTCGTCAATTGCCTTTTGCTGCTCCATTTTCACGTTCTGTACCTGCATAGCGGTGTAGTGGTTGATGTTTCCATCTAATGAGGCTAATTGTTCAGTGAAGTCCATCGATTCAAGGATTTCATCCGTTGTGATTAGTTTTTCTAATCCTTTTGCAAGGGCTTCGAGGCTCTTGTCGCTCACGTTTGAGGTTTTTCCTCTCTGAGCTTTCAGTTTTGTTAAGATTTTTTCTAACATGACCTTTTTGATTTGAGTTTAAATTTATCTTCGTTACAAATATATGCGGTATTTTCGCAAAATAAAGGATTCTGCCATATTTTTTTAATAATAACTACCAAATGTATGTTTTCTGTCGCAAGTAAGCTCTATCGCCGTATAATCGCAATGAATCGAGATATACAATACCTTCCACCTGATATACATTATTTTTATAGCTTGTTTCCATACTGATTTGCCCCTCTGCATACGTATACGAGTAGTAACCTTGGACAAGTATCATATCTATATTTGTACCCTTCACTTGTCTTATTAGTTCATACGTGCTATCCGTACGAAATAGTATCTGTAGGTAGATACTATCCGCCGGCTCCTCATGTGATTCGTATGCAGTATCTAATGAATACCATGACGAACCTACCAACGTAGACGGATACTCTTGTATTTGGTTAGTTACTTCTACCGTGTCAACGATAGTTTGCATTGGTTGTGGTTGTTCCTCATTACAGGCTGCAAATAGCACTACTGTAATGAATAGGATTGTTCTGATTAGTGTTTTCATTTGTACTTGATTTTAATTGATTAGTAATTGTATGTTATACGTGATTGATTTATTTTTGCAATAGCCGCCTCTTGAGTATCTCCTTCCTGTTCTTTAATTAATGCAGCGTTCTTTTCAAATGTCATTGGAAATCTGCTATGCTTACTCCATGCCTCCTTATTCGCGTTGTATGTGTCTACGAATTGTTTTGGTACGGTACTAACATAGTTCTTTGAAGTTTCGGGGGGTAGCGGTTCCTCTCCATTCAGTATTCTCTTCAAATCCTCATCACGTTCTTCCCGTGTCTTGAGTATTGCTATTGTGTAGCACTTACAATTCACATGCCATTTCATTGTAAAGTCAAACTCCTTCGGGTACTTGCCTTGTAACTCTACACACTTGATACCGCCTTTGTCATCTTCCGGGTCGTGACTTGGACTGACTCGTATTTCCATACCTACCACGAAATCTTGTTGCTGCATCTTCAAGTGATTAGAACGCTCGTAGGCGAAATTGGTCTCGTTGCGAGCTAATCGTACGGCATTCTTATAACTGCTTCTATACCTACCACGACCTGGGTGATAGGCTTTCGCAGCCTTGCTCAATCGCAGTATGCCTTTGTCATCTCTTACTCGTCGAAATAATTTGTCGGGGTCCTGTAGGTACTGCTGTATGTCCTTCGCTATCCTACCCGCAGATGCTCCTTGATTAATCCCCTGTTCTAAGGCTAATTCCAATTCTTGTTTGAACTGCATGGTATTACACCATACACGCTCTGACAGTCCGAGACCTTCTATTTTTCGCTCTACGAACGCCTGTCTTGCAGCACCATTATTAGATAGTATGTCTGTGACGGTTTTTCTTGGAAGTTCTTCTAATGCCTTACCGTACACCTGATAGGCTACTTCATTGTTCTTCTGTACAGCTAAATCCCACTCACTATTGATGCCTGATATTGTAGTTGAT